AATGCTCCGGGTTTAGGTCAAATCTCATTAACTTAATCGGAGTTTGTATGAATACTGAAGTGAAATTCACCGAGTCGCAGTTGAAGGCCCAGCAATTGGCAAACGCTGCGATGGAAGGCCAGGGCAGAGCACAGATATTCAATATCCTTACTCGGGCAGAGTTCAAGCCTGAGCTAGTAGAGAACATCTTCAAGACCATTGTTACCCTGGTCCGTACCACAGAAGGACTCACAGGCAAGATGTTCCGGGTCATACAGCAGTGTGATACGGTTCACCAAGCCAAGGGAACTTTTGCTCAAGCCGAGTCCAAGGCTTGCTCCGAGCTGAAGGCCAAATCGATCAATCAGATTGCTACGACGGGAGGGATCAAAGCTCTCGGGACGTATATGTCTATCAAATCGACTCTGTTCTCGGCCATTGACAGGGCGGAAGATCTTTCGATCGTTCTACAGGAACTGTGGAACTTCGAAAAGGATCACGAGAGCAAGGAACAGAGGTTCATTCCCGATGGGTTCCTCGATCCCTGGGGCAAGCGGTACGCGGACAAGGACAAGGGCTCAACCCTGTTCATGGCTGACTTTCGTATGGCCCAAAAAGCGGGGGATACGCTCAAGTCGAAGCAGGAGTTGCACCGTAGGGCAGCGGAACGGGCTACGAAGGAGGCTGCGGATAAGAACGCAGCGGCCGGGGTAAGCTCAACAGCTACTCAGGGTGCTGATGCTGGGATGGCTCGTGGTGGACACGTCTCGGAAGATGTCAAGATTGACGACGAAACGGTCGAAGCCTTGAACCATCTGAAGCGTGCAATCCACGATGCTTACGGGACAGTTGAGCCGACTGTGATTCGTCAGTATCTGTATGTGTGTGCATCCAACATCCGGGCTGCTGCACAGAAGGTACACGACAAGACACGGGAACAGGCAGCGGAAGCCGGAAGCAAGCCGGTCGTTACCGAAGCCGAGCGTCAAGCTCTGCCCGAAGTGGTTTCAGGGGAGCCCTTGGTCAAGCCCGACTGGGTCACGGAGGAAGACTGGAACCTGGCCGAGACGGATTCGGAGAAGATGGCCCTGGCAGACGACAAGGAAGCGTATCTGGAGCAGAAAGCCATCGATGAGCAGAATATCAAGGATATGGCTCCAGACGTAGAAGAGCACGGCCCGGAGAATCAGAGCACTCCGCAGCAAGCGGCAGTCTGATAAGAGACTACGACACCATCATCGGGGGAGCTTAGGCTCCCCCTTTTCTGCTAGCTTTAGGATGAGGCTATGGAAACCATAACTTACACGGTCATTGTGACGTTCAGTGATGGGACTACTGGGGTAGCCCACTCTAAGTGGTTTGACATAATAAAGGTCTGTGTAGATGCTATGCAGCCTTATATGCACGTCATCAGGAGGATTACATTAGTTATCGAGTAAGGTGACTTTAGTTTATCAGCTTAAGGACCTTAAGATATTAAGGTCCTTATGTGGTTAAACTAGAGCGGTAATATCAAGATGAATAAGTTGGCAGCAGCCTTTTACATAGTCGCGGGTATCCTAGTGGTACTCTTGGTTGTGAGCGTAGTCATGGGCTTGACAGACGTGGGGGAATAGTCGTGCACTTGATAATCTGTATTGTGATAGCGTTCGTAGTGATAAGCTACATCTTATCGTGGTTCGATTAACTATAGGCCGGGCTTAGTGCCCGGCCTTTTCATTTGGAGTACAGTTTATGCACTGGAAAGTAAAGGACTTAGGTCCTATTGAGAAGGAAATCGATGCTTTACTCACCAAATATATGGACGATCATCCCGAAATAGATTTACCGGTGGCTTGCGCAGCCCTGGCAAATATCTTGACCGCTTTACTCGACGCGGCTCCTACAGCGTGGAAGCTTACTGTAAGGGCCGCTTTGCACTCAGGGACAAAGGTCATCATTCAAGAGGCTAAGGACTCCTAGGGAACTTTTTATGGCCAAGCTTGTCTAATCTGTAGGAGGATTGCGAAGCTTGGTCCTCCCCATGCCAGGGTGACGGCTATAGAATACACAAGCAATTAAAGATTTTAAGCATGTGGAAACTGGATCGCATAAGCTTGAATATAGAAATAACTCAGCAGGGTTATTCCCCGGGACCTTAAGCCTAAAGACCGGGGAACTTTATTGCATAGCTTGTGTCTAATCTTTAGGAGGGTTGCAGTGTTGAGTTTTGAGGCTCCTACCCCGATAGCCTCCAACGTTCCCCTACGTTGCCCCTTGGCTCGATGCTGCAATCCTCCTACCTTACTAAGGAGGTTTTGATGCGATAATACTCTCAAAACTTGATGTAAGCATCTTAGGATCGGATGATTGATACTTTCCAGAATCCTCTTCTGAATATCGCCTAATGGGCTAGGAAGAGGATTCGAGAAAGAAGAAGTTTGGAACCGGCCGGCACGCAACTTGTTTCCCGCTGTGTCTACTCTACCCCGATACGGCGAAGTCGAAACAAGTAGGTCAGTTCCTTTTTAGTTGATGTGGAGTAGAGATAGTACCGTACGGGTTTCCGGCCACTCGTCCGGCGTATTAGATCACAGGAAACAAGCGCGACCGGTTCTATAGGCTAATAGTTTATGAGTTAAAACCAGGAGAGACTCCGCCTTAGAAGGTCACGGCAGTTTACCCTGTACCTTGCGGAGTATCCTGAACTACGGTCGAAACGTAGTTAGCCTGCATCTCTTACCAACAAAGGCGGACGGATATGCTGATATTAACTAGAAAGGTTAAAGATGGGCAGGACGAGATTATCATAGGAGACATGGATGTAGTCTTCACTCTACTGAGTATAAAGGGAAGCCAAATAAGGATTGGAGTTAAAACTAAAGACCCTAATGTTTCTATACATAGGGGTGAAGTCTTCAATAGATTGGGTCTACTCGGAACTGGCGGAAAGAAAAGGTTTTAAAATCATGGGGCTAGCATTAGATGTGATTCTGGTGCTAGCCCTTTTTCGTTGGTTGAATATAAGACTTGATAAACATCGGGACAAAAGGAGCCAACAAGATGGCTATCCAAAACGTTGGGGTTCTGTTCGCACTGGTAGTTCACTCGGCCGACATCATACGGAGAAACAATAGACCGGATATCATCACCCTTTCCACTAACCTACCAAATCCTAACTTTCCTTTCCATGGCACTCTCAGCATATCAATAACAGTTAACAAAATGTCTGCTGAGAAGTGGCTCAAAGACAACATCCCGCAGTTGAAAGACGTATCTTTGTACGATGAAGCGCGCAAAGATAAAAGTACTCTGACACTACCTGTATCTGTAAGGTCCTGACCGGTATCATCCGGAGTATGTAATGTTCTCGACAATTAAACGGGCTATATCCCGTAGGCGAGATTCTTTGAAATATGCTATTCCTAATAGACGTAGACCCACTACTCCCGTAGCACACTCCATAAGATTGCGTAAGCGCCAAGAAAGAGCGCTGCAACAACTAAAAGAGGCCGGTAAGTACGGTCCTGATCTCCCTCACTCTGAATAACTAGAATTAGTTTGCCCTCTTTGAGGGATCGAACCCCAGTTTAACTGGGTAAATCCTGACAGATTATTAGCTTCGGCCTTGAAGAGGGCCTTTCTCTATCTATTTTCTACGACAAATTTTGCCTATAAAAACCAAAGGGTCAGACTGATAAACTGAAACCCTTAAGGCTATAATACCGTAGCCTTACGGAGAGATTTTGATACGTACACATTACCGGCGGGGTTGTACCCGGCCCGGGAGTTTCTGGAAGTATCTAGGACGGCGGACAGCTTTTAAACTGCTGCTTTCTGAAGACAATCTCTGAACAAGGAGCGTCGTCCCCCGCTATATAGGGGACACTTATTTTATTTACTTAAGATTCTTAAAATTACAAAGATATTAGGCAGTTAAGATGACTACGAAAGTGACATTCGGAGCTGATCCCGAATTTTTTGTGACTCACAAGTCAAATCCCGATGTACCCGTACCTGCGTGCGGGCTTTTCGGAGGAGCGAAGAAGGCGCCCATCTTCCTGACTCCTGAAGGAGGATATCTTGAGGATGGGTGCGCTGTGGAATTTAACGTATCCCCGGCAGACACTCTCGTTGAAGTAAAGAAGCGATTGGATCGCATCATTACAGCTTTTCTTGTCCTGAATAAGGACTATGCCATCTGGCCAAGTGCCACGGCCCAGTTTGACTCCAAAAAACTTCGGCTATTTCCTCAAGCCTCCGTCCTGGGATGTGATGCAGATTTCTGGGCATATGGTCTGCGCGTAAAACCTCAGGTCAATATGTTCAAGAATCGCAGGTTTGCCGGAGGCCATATACACATTGGCCTTAATCCGTGGCCAAAGGACCTTGATCCCAAGATGTTTATCAAGGCCATCGATTGTTTTGCGTACGTAGAGTACGTAAGTCACTTAGGTTACGATCCTCTGAGGTGGGAATTCTATGGACATCCGGGTCTATACAGGGAGACCAGTTACGGAGTCGAGTGGAGATCCCCCGACAATAGCTGGGCGAGTCCTGCGATAAAGGTGCCAGAAACATATCTTGCCCAAATGGAGAAGCGAATACTTGATGTGATCAAGTCCGTGGATATCCTGGGAGGAGAAAAATTCAATCTGAAACTGCACGATTTCTTGCATAGTACAGGAATTGAGGGGTTCTTGAAGGTCAAGTCCCCGCAGAAAATTCCGCATGCCAGGTCCCGGGTATTGGAATACACGGAACACTGGAACAAGATTGTGGAGAGAGAGCAAACAAAATGAACATAGTAGCCGGTGCTCAATTCAAGGATTGTGAATCCGGCGATTTCGAGCACTATTTCATAAAAACAATTCTGTTATGGAATCTGACAGAAACCAAGAAACGCCTGTTTATGTGCGAGGGTTTGATTGGGGGTACGGTACACGGGCAATATCTGACCCGACAAAGGGAACTGAAGCCCAAGACGTTCAGCTTCAAAGATTGGTGGAAATCTTTGGATGTACTGCCTCCTTATGGTAAGACTTTCAATCTCGGGACTAGCGTGGCTCTTTGGTACCCAAGTATGAGTCGTAACCTTAAGAAATCGTATCCCTTGGTTACTTCGGTATCTGCGGATAATCCTAATAATCTGGCCGTGCAATTCCTAGGGAATCCGCAAGCGGGGGAGATCACGGTACAGAATATTATGGCCTGTGCATTTCCTCGTTACTATTCAATGCTTTCTATTCCTACTCTAGGAGAAGCCTTGGATATGGAATCCAGTGCTGTGGCTGCACAGGGCGATTTCGCAATTGATTTCAAATCAAGGAAAGTGTTTCTCAAAAATTCCAGTATAGGAGAAGTGCTTAAATTCCCGGGAGTTGAAAGAAAGTTTCTAGTCAAAACGCCGCTCAGTAAAGAAATCCTGGTGGACCTGGGCCATGTACACCCGGATAAGGTTCAAGTAATACCATGAAAGTAAAAAATCTGTTGAAGTTGTCTGGGTTGGAAGAGAGGGAGCAGAATACTCCTCTTCTTTGCCTCCCTAAGACATACATGGGCCTGGAATATGAGTGGGAGAACACGGATAAATTTCCCTATCAGAACAGTCCTTTATCCCCTAATCCGCTGGCTCCGATAGTTGCGGCGGTCAAAGCTCTTTTTGCGTATCATGTGGATGGATCGCTTAGGCAGAACGGGATGGAGTTCACGTTCAAGGAACCCTATTCCGGCACACGTATCCTATCTGCAATCGAGGCCATGGACGCGGCTAGCAGAGCGTATGGGTTCACAGCTTCGTATCGGACCAGTTTGCACGTTCACATGGATCTCAGTGAACTGAATTATCCTCGGGATGCTCACCGGGTTGCGGCTCTATACGCCCTGGTAGAACCTTTACTCTACAAATTCCTGGGAGCCAATAGAGACGGATGCAATTATTGCATCCCGTGGTATGCAAATCCACATCATTACTTGCAGTATGCCCGGATACTGAAGCCTTACAAAGAGATTTTGAAATCCGATACGGGGAGTACGGATAGCGGACTCTCCCTTGGTAGCCAATTGCACAATAACAAGAACTACCACAAGTACGCAGGTCTTAATCTCTTGTCTCTGGGGCAATTTGGCACAGCAGAATTCCGCCAAGCACCTGTTAATATGCAAAAGGAGAAGATCCTCATTTGGCTTAACATCTTGATGAGAATCAAGAAATACGTCATTGAGCAGCAGTGGGATATAGTTGACTTGATGCACCACGTCAAGTCTTACGGGGCCAAGGAGTTCATATACCGCGTGTTCGAGGCGGAAGCTCCGTTTCTCTTGAAGAACACAAAGAGCGTCGAAGAAGATCTTAAGAAAGGTTCTTTGACCATGTTTCATTTCATTTCAGCAATTCAATAAAAGGATAACGAACCGTGTGTGGATTAGTTGGAGCCTTTCGTGCCGAGAAAGGCATGTTCACCAAAGCCCCTCAGTACATTACTCAAGGGCTTTTTATTTCCGTTCTCCGGGGATACAGCGGGTGTGGTGTAGGACTTATCAGCAATAAGTTCAAGCCAGATTTCGTCAAATCTCGCCTGGCATCCCCGGATTTTATCCAGACCAAGACGTATTCCTGGGTAGAAAGCAATGTCTCCATGTCTCGTGTGATCATGGGGCACACCCGAGCCCCGACAGGAGGGTCTCCGAACCATGAGAATTCGCACCCTTTCTGGTATGTCAAGGACAATGATCCTCTGGATTCGGTTATCCTTACCCATAATGGGCACGTAAGTAACTACCACTCGTTAACTCCCGCAGGGTTCAAGCACGATGTAGATAGTGCCCACGTCACTCACTCCATTCTGGTCAATGGGGCTAAGGAAACCCTGGAGAAGTTGCAGGGTTATTACGTACTCACGTGGTACAGTGAGAAAGATAAGCAGTTCCACATTGCTCGCAATGAGAGTAATAGGGATCTGTTCCTAGCCAAGAGCCCCGATGGAACGGTGATGTACTACGCCTCGGAGAAGGAAATCCTTCAGTTCTGTCTGGATAGGTTGGACATTCCATACCACGCCAAAGGCACTCCAGAGGCTTTCTGGCAGCTCGATCCATATAAGCTATACTCATGGGATCTCACGAAGGATAACCTCTCTGAACCTATCGTAGAGTCATACGAGCAAAAAAAACCGATCTATACGGTGTACAGTGGTGGGGGAACGAAGGCTACGGGTGGACTACCTGATGCCGGGGACCGGATTTACGTCGATTGCGAGAATAACGAGGTGGTGCTGTACAGTAACAGTACTACTCACGGTTGCGTGAAGGCTATCCGCAGACTTGATAACGGAGAAGTCAGGATAGACGGAGTTTGCAAGGAAGATTGGGAAAAGACTTATAAGTTCACCCGTAGATCACTTCCGTGCATTGTGGATGCATCCCACTCGGAAATGGTTAATGGGCTAGTGAAATTCACTTACAAGGTTCGTATTAACCCAACCGAAGCGACTAAAGATGCGCGGAGGTACCTTCCCCCACCCCAGCAACAGCAAGAAACAGGGGAAGCGAAAAAAAAGGAAGAATCGAACTCGTTGGGATTGACTCCTCCAGATCCAGATTCTCTGATCATGTATCCTGGCCCCAACGATACCACGATTTCATTGAAAGAGTGGCGAGAGATCGCTAAACTCGGGTGCGTAGGATGCAACGGAACAATTTTGTCTCTGGACAAGGATAAGGTAAAATGGTACCCCTGGGCAAGATGCCCGGAAGATCCTCCAGAAGACACCGAGTGGCAATTGATATGTCCCCTATGTGCCAAAGACGAAAAGAAACTAGCCGATATTTACGGAGCATAAGACTATGGTCATGCCAATTTTGCTTAGTCCCTGGAAGGGGGGCACACCCCGGAAACTGTGCCGGGAGCTTGGGATGCTCCTGAGATTACCCGAAGAGATGAAGCTCATAGATTCCCAACGGAATAAGCACAGAACTCTAGTGAATTGGGGAGTTTCGACTCCGTTCACCGGGTTCAGTCACATTCTAAACAAGGCCCCAGCGGTAGCTACGGCCTCCAATAAGCTGGCCACATTCAGGATACTCAAAGATGCAGGTATTCCAACTCTTGAGTTCACCACGGACAGAGCTGAAGCTGTCAAATGGCTGGTCAATAGTAGCGTCTTCTGTCACACGCAACTCCACGGACACGGTGGAAGTGGTCTTAAGCTTGTACTCAAGGGAGAAACAGAGCTATCGAGTGCGAAGGTATATACTAAGAATTTCCCCAAGAGTGTTGAGAGCCGGACGCATGTCATCAAGGGACTGAGCTTTGTCCACCACATGTATGTGGAAAAGAAACGAGTAGGACCAGATAGATACGAAGATTTCGGGCTGGATGAGAAGCCCGATAACTACATTCGTACCTACGATAACGGATGGATCTTCGCCAGAAACGTTGTCGAAGATGGCCACGCGGTTAAACTGGCAATGCAGGTTATGGATTGCTTGCAACTGGATTACGCCGCAGTCGATATTATGAGGAAAGGAGGGAAATGGGTGGTGGGAGAAGTGAATACTGCCCCAGGTCTGGAAGGTCAATCGTTGAAGTTCTACGTCGAAAATCTGCGTAAAATCATCTGAGGTAAGATCATGATACTTGATTTTGATGGATCGAAAGCTTACATTCGTCTCGCGTTCACTTCCACGGAGTATAATTGTTCCGTGAAATTGGTGGGAAAGCTTGTTCTACAGAAAAGTCATGATGGTCTTTCGTGGTTTGATCACTGGCCATCAGGAGAACTGGGCGCACTCCTGCGAAAAGAAGAAGTGAAGAATCAACTTATCCGGGAGTTTTCGGGGTATTGTGCCACCCATACAACTTACAGGATGCTTAAGGAAACCAGTCCATATTTTCCAACGGACTCTGGTCGTTACTTGCCCAATTACCTGGTATACGCAGATTCTATCATTATCGGCAAGGACCAGGCTTGGTTTACCAGTTTCAAAGCTCTCATCAGGGAATTTCAACAGCACCCTGAACACGGGTTTCAAGTATTCGAGTTTCCCATGTACAACAATAATACCTATGCTGGTAGTTTCTGGCCCTCGAAGGTGTGGGGTATCGTACCTCCCAGAATGGTGTCATACCTCTATGACTCACGGTTCATCGATAAAAATACTACTTACGTGAAGACTTTCAATAGGATGAAATCGGAGGGTGCCTTGAAATCTTACCCGGAGGGTGATGTCGCAGTGGTTGAAAAGGCTGTGTCCGGCTAACGGATAGAATCCCTTTAAGCTAAAGTATACATAGTTTAATAAGAGTTTTGTTTTCTTGTAGAGATACATAAAGATAAAAAGTATACTTTAGACAACTCAAAACGCAAAAAGTTCTATCTATTTATGGATATTTTTTATAAATTCCTGTTTTGGGTTTTATTAATCGGAATTATGGTGTGTACACTAGGTTTTCTAGTGACGGATTTGCGTAGGCGCTTCCTCGCCCGGAGAATACGTCGAAGAGAGATAAATATGCCGAACATTTTAGCTTCCCATCACTGCTGCGCCATCTACGAAATGGAAGGAGTACAACACTCAGACCCCACTCAGTTCAATATACAAAGTCTCATAGAGAAGACTAAATGGAACGGGAGAACGTGCAAGATCATTCAATTCTCCGACACCCCTGGGTATGGGGGTGGGGATAAGTGGATGAAGCACCTTATCAAATTAGGGTATCGGGTAGATAAATTCGAAATAGGAATAAACCCCAAGACACAGAACACGGTTTTCCTGTATAATTGGTTCGTGACTCCGAAGACATCAGAAGAAAAAGCTGCTAAGCTTTCAATTGTGAGGGAATACTCATATGAACAACAAGAAAAAGAACGACCTAATCCTGAACCAGCTAAGTCTGGAGTCTCTCAGGGAAGACGAACTTTCCGAGACAGGCTCGGGAGATTTCGATCAAGCTGCGGATGATTGGCCGGTGGATCGAGAGCTGGATTTCAATAAAGATCCAATAACGTCTTATTGGCCAGACTATGACGATACTGAGTCTTAAGAATAAAGTAGAGCTTACGGCTCAGACCTTGTCGAAAGGGGAGTCGTTAAGATCGATTTGTCCGAAGTGTAACGGAGGTATTAGTGAAGAGAAGTCTTTTCTTTGTTCTAGGGACCATGGAGGAGTTGTTTTTTATAAGTGCTTTCGGGCTACTTGTAATTATCGAGGGAAACTTGTTATAGGCGATGGAGAAGCCGGATTAGTCCCTAGGATCAGGAAGCTTCACTCGTTCACTCGGGATTTGGAAGAATTACTCCCTTCTCAAGTGGAATGGTGGAGGTGGAGATTCGGAATAACCCCAGGTCCGGATGTGTACTGGTGTCCTTCTCTTAAAAGGGATGCTATACGCGTTTATGGGCCTCAAGGGCAGCACAGAGGGTGGGTATTGAGGGATTGGACGGGTACAGAGCCCAATAAGGCTATAAGCTATCCTGAACGGGATGAACCCTTCATTGGATGGTGCCGTGATAATCAGAAAAAGGAATTCTCGAACTATTGTATTGTGGTAGAAGATCTGATATCAGCCCGAAAGGTGGCTGATTCCGGGTTCACGGGTGTGGCCCTTAACGGGACTACCATGAACTGGGAGGTCGCTTTTGAGATTAATGAGCACTATAAGGAAATAGAATTAGCCTTGGATATAGGCACAATGAAACAAATGATAGAGTACAGGGACCAGTTCAGTACTCTGTTCGATAAGATAAGGATATGGACTCTAGGAGCGGATCTCAAATATGTGTCCAGGGATCGTATAAGAAACGCTATTTACGATAACCTGACTAATTTTTTAGAGGTTCCGTAGTGTCACAAGAAGGCAGGATATTAAGCGCGTGCTTAAGAAGGAGCGCGTATGAAGAAGTACGAGGGGTTCTTGGGAACGCCTTTTCCAGTACATTTTCACCAATTGCCCAAGTCATCGCAAAAATATTGGAGGATTTCTATTCTCGCGACGGAGCTGCAACTACTTGCCCAAAGGAAGTCCTTGTACAGCGAGCCGAAGCGGAAATTGTTAATCCGAAACATCTTAAAGCAGTCGAGGAATTCACCCGAAGTCTTGACGAGAGCATTTCTGTACCCAATCTTCTGTACGATATTCGACAGCAAAGAAAGCGCCGAGTCGGCGATAAGCTGGCTGGGCTCCTTGCAAATCGTGCCGAGGGAGATGATGTACAAACCCTTATACAGCAATATCAGGAGCTAGATCGTGAGCCAGAACCCAATTCTGAAGATTCGGATAGTGAAATATATCAAGGACATTCCGTCAGGGAATTGCTCGATAAGCATTTCAACAAAGACGGGGTTATCCGACTTGGAACGGAACGACTTATATCAGTTTGCGACGGGGGCGCTAGAGCAGGACACCACATACTCGTGTATGGTAGACCAGAACTTGGAAAAACCCTTCTCGCGATCGACCTGGTGGCACCTGTCCTCCGGGAGGAGAAGCGTATCATACACTTTGGCAACGAAGAACCGATGCCAGATACTGTTATTCGATATATTATGCGACTCTCCGGATGGACTAAGGAGCATGTGCGTAGCGATCCTGAGGGAGCTGAACGAATGGCACTCTCAAAGGGCTATGCAAACTTTATTGGAATTGCCGTATCCCCTGGAAGCTTTGCGGGATTCCGTAGAGAGATCGATAGGTTCAAGCCTTCCGTCGTAATCCTTGACCAATTACGTAACATAGAAGAATCAGGAACTGGAGGTAATCGTGCCGAAGCACTCGACAACGCTGCACGTGGAGCTAGGAACTTGGGGAAGTCCACCGGATCGATTGTTATTTCTGTCACTCAAGCTGGAGATTCCGCTGAAGGAAAATCTTTCCTTGGGCTATCAGATATCGACTCAAGCAAGACAGGGATTCCCGGAGCAATTGATCTCGCAATTGGAATCGGAGCTACCGAAGAGTATAAGAGAGCAGGTATTAGAGGCATTAGCACCCCCAAAAACAAGCTCGGAGGTAAGCACGAAACGTGGCTCGCGAGATTCAACACGCAAACCGGAGTTGTCGAAGACCTCTCGGAATAGAAAGCACAGGAAAGATTGCTGATGTCCTAAATGTGGGGGAATGTAAATGTATAAGATAGTGGATTGCTCTTGTAAGAGCCAATACCAGGATAACTATTACGGTCCTGGTAGACGTGTGGCCAATTCTTGCCAGAAACCGGCTAGCCCCAATCGCGTTACAGCGTACCGGTGCACAGTTTGCGGTAAGGAACACCCGATAACTTAAGAGGTTAAAATGTATAAGCTCGTAAGAAAGTCAGATGGCAGAGGGGATTCCGGGGGGATGTCCATGGCCATCAAGTATGAAACATATGATGGAATGGATGCCTGCGAAAGCGATTCCCGGCCTCTCATCGGATACAGGATGCGGGTTGGGTCTATTTACGCCCGGACTATGCAGGGGCAGGATTGGTGGCAGACCACTCCGGTAGTAACGATTGTATCGGATACCCCCAATAAGGTGGTATTCAAGACCAAGAGTGGACAGGAGTATACCTGGACTACAGATCGAGAATATAATAAGAAGAACAATGGAAAAATCGAAATTTGCAAACGCGGAGATATTAAGGAGTTGTGCTCAACCCCCCACAAATAAACCGCACGTACTAGATTGGGACCCAGAGGTATATTTAAGAGATGATTACGTCGTCCTTGATTTTGAAACAACGAATCTCGACAAAGGAAGTCCCCAAAACCCACATAACCGAATTGTTTGCGCGGTTTGGAGATGTGGCCCAACGCATCCGAGTAGAAACAGGAGCCAAAGTGATTTTGAGCAAAGCTTGGCACACGGAAAAACCGGAGTGTTTGCTCACTTTGGAAGTGAGTTTGAACAATCTAGACTCCTATCCGACATTTGCCAAGCTTCGTTCATTGTGGCACACAACGCAAAATTCGAATGTTCCTGGCTCCTTAGGTGTGGACAAGAACTTAGAGATCTGGTAGTTTGGTGTACTCAGATAGCTGAGTATGTTCAGGCAGGCAATCGTAAATTTACAGGAGGGTTGGGTTTAGACCCGACACTAGAGAGATATGGCATATCAGGCAAAATGCAATACGTGTCAGCGCTTATTAAATCTGGAGTGTGCCCCTCAACAATTCACTCAAACGTTCTTGGAGAGTATTGCGTCGTTGACGTTCTCAGAGACGAGAGTCTGTTTATTCGACAGCGGCGACAAGTTTATGGGGAGTCCCTTGAGAACGTCCTTTATGGGCGATGTGCTGTCACACCGATGCTTAGCGACATCGAATCCCACGGAGTTCAGCTTGATAGAGAACGGGTACAGATTGCACACACAGCTTGTTTTACCGAGTACAACCAAATTCTCTCCGAACTTGAAGACGGGTTTGGAGCTATTAATTGGAGATCTACAAAGCAACTTAGAGAACTACTCTACACTAGGCTCGGATTTGAGGAACTCAAGGATCGTAAAGGGGAGCCTATACGGACCCCTGCTGGGCAACCCAGTACGGACGAGGAAACGATTAGCGGACTTCGAGCAAGTACCACAGACCAGTTGGAGTTTAAAGGTTTATGGAGCCGATTAGCTCCTCTTAAGAAGAAAACTCAGTCCCTGGAGAGCATGAAAGGGGCTTGTGAACAGGACGGAGGATTGATTTATGCTCAATTTAATCAAACAGTTACAGGCACCCACAGGCTCTCGTGCTCAGGTGGTAAGTGGGGTCTCCAGTTCCAGAACCAAGACAGATCCCTCAAACGTCTATTCCGCGCTAGGAAACAGGGTTGGAAAGTTATTGACGGGGATTGCCCCCAACTCGAGTTTAGAGTTGCAGGTGACCTTGGGAATGACCCCGTCGCAAGAAAGGATGTTCTTAACCGGATTGATGTGCACTCGTTCACCGCGAAGATCCTGGGGACTACTCGACAAGACGCTAAGCCTTACACATTCAAACCACTCTACGGGGGTAATTCCGGCACTAAAAGGGAGCGTGAGTATTACAGAGCCTTTCGAGAACGGTACAAGGCTATATATGACACTCAAATGTCCTGGGTTTATCATGCACTGGAACATAAATCTCTGCGAACCGTCACCGGACTTACGTTTTATTGGCCTGACACTGAGGTGATGTCAAGTGGGTACATTACTAATACTCCTAGTATTTTTAACTATCCTGTTCAATCCTTCGCTACAGCGGACATTAGTCAACTTAGTCTTGTTCTTGTGTGGCACGGCATTAGGAATATGGATTCTTTTATTAGTAACACTGTTCACGATAGCGGTGTCTTAGAGAGTCCGGAAGAAGAAGGTGACAAAGTTAAATCTATAATGGTACAATCCTACACAGAGGATATATACGGTGTCTTATCCAGGCTGTATAATCGTGATTTTAGTTTCCCTCTTGGGATTGGTATTAAGTGTGGCGACTATTGGGGAGAGGCGAAGCTTCCAGACGGAAGAGCGGCCGACGAAGAGAAGTTCGAAAACGAATCAAGATTCGCCTGGGCAGCGTAGAGAGTTCTGTGGATTCTGCGGAGCAGGACTAGACAAATTCAAAAGGTACGGAGAAGGTACCTGTATAAAATGCGATCCTAAAGGGATCGAGGAGAATAAGAATAAAAATGAACGAAAAAATGAAGATGAAAGGGCAAGTGAAGTGGTGCGACGGGAAGGATTTCCGGGGGAAGAAACTGTGGAGTTTCACTCTGAAGGAAGCAGAAGGCTTTTTTGGATGCGGAATCTCGGACCCGAAAGTAAGAAAAGGAGACACAATTGAGTTTTACTATGAGGTCGTTAACGGCAGAGCATCTGTCATTGTCGATACCATTAACCTTTTGTCTGGTGCTCCTAGTGATAGGGTTCCTGGCAATAGTGACTCTGGCAATCAGCCTAATAAGGCTAATGGGACCGGAGGGAGCAATGCCCAGTATTGGGAGGACAAGACAAAGCGGGATATCGAGAACGACGAGTACCGACGAGGCAACGATATCCGAATACAGTATCAATCCGCACGAAATGCCGCTATCGAAGTCACAGGAATCCTTGTTGCGGCAGGAACTCTTATCATCCCAGAAAAGAAAGGAGCTGGAGCAGAAGTAATTCTGGCCAAGATCGAGGATCTGACTAATGAGTTCTTCCAGAAATGCAGCGCAGTAGGAGTTTCTACGGAGGGTGAACATGCCTCTTAATGTAGAAGTAAAAACTAAAATAGACGAGAAGGCTAAGTACGCGCTCCATATTGTTAAGGTCCCGGATACTCCCACAGACGTGTATGGAATTATTCACAAGGATTTCGATGTTCTGGAGATGTCCACCAGCGTTCTGTGTAATGCCAGAAAGATGCTTGTCGCACTGGAAGAGTGGGAATCTGGAGGCACGGCTAATGGTGAACTTCCTTTACCAGAGATATTAGGATGAGAATTTTAGTCTGCGGTGGAAGGGATTATAAAGATAACCTTAATGTTTACTCCTGGCTAACCCGTCTATTTAATCCCCTATATCCTAATGATATAGGAGGGGAAGCAGGAACTTGGATGCCTCGTCCAGACTTATTCTTGATTTTAGGAGGAGCAAGGGGAGTAGATTCTTTTGCTGAGGATTGGGCAGTCGTAAATTGGGTGCAATACAAGGTATACAAGGCTGACTGGGATTTGCATGGTAAAAAGGCAGGTATTATCAGGAATATCCAAATGCTAGAAGAAGGAAAGCCTGATTTAGTAATAGCGTTCCCAGGAAGTAGAGGCACAGACCACATGAAGCAGACAGCCCGGAAACGCAAAGTACCAGTACTGGAGATTTATGAGTAAAGTAGTAGCCCTTATTGATGGGGACAGCATTGCTTACCGAGCGGCTGCTGCCGTCGAGAAGACTAAGTATCTGTGTACCAAGGTACTAGATTTGACAGAACCTCCAGATATGGTGTATCCGGAGAACTGGAAGGAAACCAGGGAATGGGATGAGAAGGGTTATTTTACTTGGTCCCGACGGGAGGTCGGGACTCTGGAAGAAGCAAAAACAATATGTGATAGTTTCGTAAGGAAGATCCGTGAAAATACTAGCAATGATTATAGCCTTTTTCTTACCCCTACTTCGGGAAATTTTAGAGATTCTCTGGCGAAGCACACCCGTTACAAAGGTTCGCGTGATGGCGTGGTACGGCCTATTTACCTTGCAGATATTCGTGAATATCTATGTGATACGCATTCTGGTGTCGTAGTAACGGGCCACGAAGCTGAGGACGAGGTATCCATAGAAGCTTGTAAATTGGGGCAAGATAACTACATAATCGTAGGAAATGACAAAGATCTTCTCCAGATTCCCGGTAGGCACTACAATTGGGTTAAGGACGAATCTTTCGATGTAACCCCACTGGAAGCCTGGGATGCTTTGTGGATGCAAGTCCTGATGGGGGATAGGGTGGATAATATCCCCGGATGTTGGGGTATGGGGTTCCAGAAAGCCAAGAACCGAGTGGTGCAGTGGAACGCTCACAAAGAGTTCATGATTGAGATTGTGCACGCGGAATACGAGAAGTCTAAGAAAGTAAAAGGATGTCCTTATAAGGATGAATCTGAGGAAGATACGTATCGAAGGGTTTATGAGACGTATTGGTTGGTAAAACTAAAAGAGTATGCGGACGAAGCACCATGGTATCCAAAGATCAAGAACAAAAAGACGGTGGTAGTGGATGGGAAGACAAAAGCAAGCGGAGACACCGACACGTCAAGCTCTGCCCGGAGTGCGACGGATTCGGCACAATCCAAGCCAATTACGGCCCAGCAACAAACCAATCCCGCACTTGCGAATGGTGCGACGGGCTCGGAATGACCGATTTCGATCTGGATTAGAAGAAGCCGTTATAGCGGACCTGGAGAAAAGAAATGTCCAATACGAATATGAACCGGAAACTATCACTTACGAAGAACACGAGAGGAGTACCCGATGCCCACAGTGTGGACATAGACCTTGTGTACGAAAACGCCGGTACACGCCTGACCTTCGGCTTAGAGATTCTGGGGGATCGTTCTACGTCGAAATCAAGGGAAAACTTGATGCAAGAACTAGAGGACGAATGGAACGGTTTCTTAAAAGTCCTCAAGGAAGAGAAATTGATCTCCGATTCCTTTTTCAAAAAGACAATTGGTGCACAAGCAAACACAAACAGAGATATTCAGACTGGGCGAGAGGCCGTGGTTGCATGTGGGCCATTGGGGACAGCGTTCCTGATGAGTGGTTGCAATAGTCCTGTGGTGGACTTAAGGACTATAGATGACGACCAGACCAAACCAGATTATACGTAATAGTGCTAAGTGTACCGCTTGCGGAGCTGAAATAGAATCCACTAACAGACACGATTTTAAAATACATAAGTGTCCTGTAGAGCCGACCGACTGTTTCAGATTTGGTGTGGATGGCGGCAAGGACTATATACGTAGAATTGGTGGCGGATTCGAAGATACTTCGGAGTATGGCGATGCCTGAGATACGAATAGCTAATGGGGGTCTTTTTGATCCTTGGAAACCTGAAATAAAGGGTATAAAAGATACCCCTACCTGGGATTGGCTAGGTCACCACCTAGCTAACGAATGCCGATACGCTGGAGGGTGTAAATGGTTCTATTCCGTGGCCCAGCACAGTGTTTTGGCAAGTAGATACGTCATAGATAAGAAGTATTACAATACTATATATGACAATGAACTCAGATTGGCAGCTCTATTACATGATGCTACAGAAGCAGTACTTAAGGATATCCCAGGACCCTTCAAAAAGATGTGGGCCTTTGAAGGATATAAGAGTGCAGAGAACAATTTAGCCGAGTGGATTTATAAGCAGTTCGGTTTAAGACCAGAATACCTTAACGCTCCACCAATAAAAACAATAGATAAGGAGCTACTTGATGCAGAACGAGCAGTATTATTTCCAGATTCCGAATACATCTATTCAGGGTCTATCACAGTTGAGCCGTGGGACCGGGAGTATGCCCGAGACGAATTCAACAGGACCTTACTCCGTCTCGCATACCCTTGATAATAGAGGAGGGACTCATGGACATTTTCGTGCACAATCCGGCATTACTCAAAATATTACCGAATTTATGCGTACTGGCCGCAATTGGGACGACCTACCTTCTTACGGTAAGCACGCGCTGGAGATGGTCGCTGTCAAGCTGGGTCGCATTCTGTCTGGCGATTGGTCTTACACTGACCACTGGCATGATATTGCGGGCTATGCCACCCTCGTCGAGCAGGAGCTTACCCGATCAAAAGGAGGTGCTTCTTGACTCGCCTATCGAACATAGAAAGTGCGTTCATCCGGGAAACGTTGAGGGCCTGCTATACCGAGTTCGAGGAACTGGTATTAGAGAAGGAGTGGTACGTTACCGAGGTACTGGATCGTATCGAGAGTGCTCTGGAGATTCTGGAGTCCAATCATGGCCAATGAACCTAAGATCGCAGTATGGGACCTAGAGACTTCAGATCTCAAGGCTAATAAAGGGTTCATATTCTGTGGAGCTGTGTGCGATCCGCTGAATATGGACGTAGAGATGTTCCGCATCGATAAGTATAAGGGGTACAAACGTGATCTTAGGAATGATCAAGGTCTTGTCGTGGATCTTGTGCGCGAGTTGTCTAGTGCTGATCTTTGGGTTACCTATTACGGGAAAAGATTCGATCTTCCCTTTCTTAGTAGTAGGATACTTTATTGGCGCAGCCGGGGCATTGATATCCCACACTTGGAAAATGTCCCGCACATAGATCTCTATGATACAGCACGTCGTAAACTGGCTTTACATAGTAATCGTCTGGCTAGCGTCTCTGCTTTCTTGGGGAACACATCTAAGACGAGTGTGGATCTGGCTTTATGGATGGATGCAGCGTACGGGAAAAAGGAAGCTCTTGAGCATATTGTAGAGCATTGCTACGATGATGTGATTACACTGGCAGAGGATTATCTTGATTTACGCCCTCTTATCCGTGCTCATCCTCATATGGGTTTGTTGCGCGGTAGTGGACCGCAGTCCTGTTCTTCGTGCGCCAGTGAGGACATCCAAAGACGAGGAATATACGTCACAGAAGCCACCAAACGTCAACGGTTGTATTGTAAGAACTGTGGAAAGTGGAGTTCCGTGCCATACCGAGAACCGAAGAACAACAATAAAAATACGGTGGTCGAAGGTGGGTCAAGTAGTCATAAACCATCCCAAGCTGGTTAAGAAATGGGCTTTACGCTATATTTACCTGTACAGGATGAAAGGTTCGGATGTAGCTAAGAACTGGGCTCTGGAGTTTCTACCAGCGGATGCCAGACAAGCTATGGTAGAGAAGGTCAAAGAGATACAAGGTAAGAATAAAAATAAAAAGCCTCCCGAGGGGGAGGCTTAGAGGAGTAACAATGGATTCAAGTAAATATAAGATTACTCAGGAAATCAAATGGATGGATAACCTGGGTCGATGGGTAGCGATCTATAGATCTGCAGTGTATCCGATAGAGAATGTATATCTGCTGACTGATGGAAACGTCTACGAGGAGAAGCAAATGGCTAAAGAAACCGAGGACGTTCTGAATCTGAATTTCTGGTTCTTGTGTTATCAGTATGAGCAGAAACTTACTGTGGATGCCGCGAAGGCAGGGCAAGTCTCTAGTAATCCAGAGGTGGTTTCAAATGCCTAGTAACAATCAGATTTTTACCATATCTGGTTCCGGTTGGACGCCCACGACAGCAGGATTTAATAACACTGCAAATCAGCCTGATGCGGAGACGGGACTTGTTAAGAAGAAGACAAAGACTATGAAAGCCCCTGAGTCTTCTCGAACGATCTGTACCCTCCAAATCCCAGAAGTGCTCCTAGAATCGTCATTAGAGTCGATAGATCGAGAGTTGGAGGAACGGGCCAATGCTTTATCAGAGATAACCAGGCTCCTAGAGGTTGTACAAGAAACTGATAGCCTAATCCAATTCCACCTATCCAACCTACGAAAGGCCGCCAGCCAGAGCGAAAGAAAGATGTCGAAAGTGCCTCCGTCTTATCTAAGTCAGTTTGGGCCAGTGCTAACTGGAGCCCTTGAGACTCTTCCTGAAGCTTCCCTTGCTGTTGCAGTGTCAGAATGGCAATTTGCGCCTGCACCTTTGCCTGCGGGTCAGGGATAGCCTTATCGATAATAGATAGAATAGGACCTATAATACCGGAGGCCGCAGTGGAAGCTGCGGTCCCGGCCGCGGAAGCTAAATCTTGGAGAATATTTGCCATGTTAGAATTACTCGTTTGGGGTCTACTAGGGTTTGCTATTGGCTGGTTATTAGCGGGAAATAAAAAGAATGACTAAACAGATGAAGTTGCCAGAACGTACCGATATCCTGAAGATGGTTCAAAGGGAGTTACATGCTCAAGGTCGAGAGGATGTCAAGGTCGAAGTGGCGTTCGTGGTCAATTTTGATGCTGGAGACCCGGTTATCGTTAATACGATTATCGACCCACATCAACCGTTCCCTCGATGGAAGTGCCGCCAGTTCATTGAGTCCATTATTAATAGAATCATGGAGATGGAGTCGAAGCCATTTGCATCACAAGAAATAGCCTCGTCATCCACCCCAATCCAAACTGCTGAAGCTGTTCCTGCGGCTCTCTAGCATATTTTAAGGCTCGTTTAGCCATGAACACCGGGATCGTTGGGCTCGTCTCTCGGAGAATCCTTGCGGTCCCGACTCCTTGATTAACGGCACAATCGAAAGTTACCAAAGCCCATGTATACGGTGCATCGGATAAAGATAAAGGGTCCCAATACTCTCGAATATATATGGCCTTTGCATCCGATTCACTTAACTCCGCTATATTTATCGTGGGATGAGACCTCTTTGCAATGCCGTATTTGGTCTCTCCTCCCGGATCTTTCGGGTTATTTACGTACTTGGCCCCGCCCTCAATGGATGGGTTCATGATTATTTTTTCAAAGCAAAGGTCGAAATAAAACATGCTTACTCCCAAATCAATTGACCAGCTCAGGCAAAACAAACCTACTTTGATCGTAGAGGATATTATAAAAGGAGGAGTATCGGGAGATAAGGATTATCTTTACGAAACCCTTCTATGTAGAGGAGTTTTTAAGTGGTTCTCCGTTCGTCGAAAATTGATCAAGCTCAAAGATCGATGGAAAGAACGAGTAACCACATCTCTTGATTACCAGCTCCTAGCCAAGGTTACGGGTCGATGGCACAGGGTGTGGTACTGGCGAGGGTATCGTAAGGCTCTTGAGGAGTGTCGAGCTGAGATCAGGGAGCTATGTCACTCTCCGAGATGGCAAATCCAGGACAACGATCCTATAGCTGCCCGGTGGCTTAAAGACAAAGAGGAACGGCTCGAAACTTCAATCTTGCCCAGTTGCGAGTGCCTGGCCCCCGAAGTCAGCAAGGATGCCCATAGCGGCTTGTGATTTGTTGGACAGATCCCGATTGAGAATAAATTTGTTCAAGTTCTCTGGAGATAGAAGTGCGTTGTATACTACTCTACCTGCCGCCTGCTTCCTTGCGGCCCATAAAGCCGTTACACCCCTGCCCTCCCCGGACATTGGCGGGGCGACGAGCCACCGCACTACATTCTTGTAAATGCTCTCAGGCTCTTTCCCTTGCAAAGCTGTATACCCTGACAAACTGTTCAAGGTACTCTGCTTCTCGCCTTCGGAGGCAATAGCCTTTACGGAAGCCATGTAATCAGGCCCCATCACTTCACTCAATCGGGAGCCATACTGTTGGATAACTGCGTTTATTTTACTGGGAATCGGAATACCATTAGGGTCGCTAACCATCTTCGCAAAGCGGGACGCCGTGTCTCCTTGAAGTGCTTGAAACAGGTCCGGTTGCTCGCGGTTGAGGTAAACACCAAGCCCTTTGAGCTTATTTGGACCTATGGATGGAGTGAAAACGGCGTTAGCAAGACTGTTACTATTAGGACGACCTAACTGACCATATTGAGATGCGTTCCAAGCAGTATTGAAAGTCTTGAGATCCTTATTGGATTTAGCAATCTCACTGGTCATATCCTCGTAGCTCTTTAACTGATTGACATCATCTTTGTCAAAGAAGACTTTAATTGGACCCTCGAAATCGTTCTGAAACTTTGCCCAACTTTGACGAGTCGGAATACCGTCACTGGGAAGATACCCCTGGTCCTTATAAAGAGACCACACCATGTTCTTCACATCGTTGCGTGCTTCTGGATCACCCTCGAGAATCTTGGATAGCTCTTGTACCCCTTGTTGTGGCTGGCCTTTGCCATTATTCATCAGAAGACGGGAAACCGCCTGATTGTAGGTTGTTGCGGGAAATCCGTTCTTCTTCTCCATCACCTGAGAAAGAATATTGTTCCGGAAGCTCTGAGCGTAATTCTGAGTCTCCTGCTGAGCTTGTTCCCAAGCGTTCATGACGGCAGGATCGCCCTTTCTCTGGAAATAATCCTGAACGTTCTCCTTTAACAGATCTGCCATTTTGGCCATATCCTGAGCACGAGGCTGGAGATTACCTTGACTACTTTTCATGGCCGCCCGGACCCCGGAACGCATATTCTGTATGTTCTCAATAGTCCAGAACATATCGTACTGTCCGTCGAGATTAAGGCCACCCAGTGGCTTGGTCTTATCTGCGAAGAAGCCATCTGGTATTGCCGAGAGCATAGCGTCACCAAGGGAGGAATCCTCACTATTTCTCGCGGAAAGAGCGTTAGTATAGAAGACTTTGAGCTTTGCTTGCGTGATTGGGCTAAGTGGGATCTGTACTTTGGGTGCTTGTGCCTGGAAGAGACTATCAGTGCTTTTGAGGCCCGCCACTTCTTTAGGGACCCCGAGCATTATCTTAAGATTAGTATACGCGGTATCAAGACGGTCCTTCCCAGCGGCCTCTACTTGATTAGTCATCGTCGTTAGCATCTGATTCATCTGGTCAGTAGACCAGGAAGGAAGACCCTGTGCAGCCCGCTTCGCGTTCTCCTGAGCCAGTTCTTGCTTTAGCTGGGCTTGATTATACTGAGCTTGCTTCATTGCCAGGAAGTGATTTTTTATATCCTCTCCCGATTGACCCGGCTGAAAATTAGGAGGCTTGTAATTGTCTGTCACAGCCTGAAAGTCACTCTGTAGTTGAGTGAGATTGTCTTCCAATCGAACCCTTTCTTGTGCTCTTAATTCAGGGAGACTCTTATATGAGTTCACAAAATTCTCTTGCTGCTCAAAAGCTTGTTGACGAACTGCGCGGTTGTCTGACGTCTGTAGAAGCTCTGGAACACTCAGTCGAAATTTCTCATTGCCACCAACCAACTTATAATAGTCATATAAGTCAGATTGTGCATTGCCTAGCCACGATTGCATCTCGACTGCGTTCTTGTATTTTAAACTCAAAGAACCTGTCAGAGCAAACCGAGTCATCCTTGGAACGCTCCCAACAAGCTCCCCTCCCGCCGTCGTCGCAGCGGCAGAAGCAATATCTTTCCCCGCTTGCTGGACATTCTCCGCCCCCGTCCTATTGGGAGCCAAGCCCAGAGATCGTGATACGATATATTTACCTAGATCCGCAACACCCTGGCCGCCTGCCGCTCCTAAGGTCGAAGCTGCCCCAACTGCCAGAGGGTTACCAGTGGGGATTGCTAAGGCTCCCCCAATCGCAGCTCCAGCGGACTGTCCTAGGAAATCGAGTGATCCACCGACTGTCGGTACCTGCGGTACCACCGAATTCACAAGAGTTCGACGTCCTGTCTGGGGGTTGATGTACTCCAGATTACCATAAGCGTTACGGTTTACTCCGACATCCTTGGCATAGTACTGGTTTATGATGCTCTTCTTATCCTCATCAGTAGCTCCTGGAACCATATCTACACGATTCCGAAGGTTATACGGGAGTCCTGAAGTGATATCGATCCCTTCGTTAGCCATCTTCTTCTCTTGATCGGAGAAATCGACAACAGTAGGTTCTCCCTCGGACATAGGATCGATATTCGGGAATCTCATCTTGTAGTTCGGCAAAGAAAAAGGTCCCTTAGATCCCCCACCGGACGGTAGTTTAGGAGCAAAAGCTCGTTCTTGCTCCATCCGATTACGGAATTCGAACTCTTCGTCTTCACTTAAATTAGGAGTTGGCATGTATTATGTTAAATCCGTGGAATGCAAATGCACGTATAATTTCACGTGTGGTTATTGTCTAAGAAACGCAAAACCTTGGTTACCTACTAAGATGTAGCATGAAGTCTCTTCCACTCTTGGTATCTACGCTCTTTCTCTGGATCGGAATAGGGGCCTACTTGTGGACTTTGATTAGAGCCAGATGGATTATTGTTCCGACTATTTTCTTTCTGGAGCCAATTGGGCTTTTCCATTACACCTGGTTTTCCTTCGAACTCATTGTTGAGAGACGAAATAAGACGAGACCTGACCTGGGAGAGACTGCCTTTCACGGCCTCACTATCACTGGACCTATCCCCGAGTATATCTTCCTTAATCTGTTCTATTCTCGACGCCCTGGAACTTGGGTCCGTATTGGTATTTCCTTGAGTAGCCTCGATAGAATACGCAAGGTCCGTGATCATGCCGTTCCACTTCGTAGCGTCGATACCCGCTTTACGAAAGCGATCTATATAGGGCGCGGACTTCTGAGCAAACGACGCAGTCATGGGAATACTAGCTGGGTCGAAGCCTGCTGTCTTTGCCAAGGAGGCTACTTCTGATCTCCAGTTATTGACCTTCTCTAGAACATCCCCAGCTTTACCAATAGCGTTAGGATCTTGATTAAGCATACTAGTAACCGTGTCGATACCATCAACCGCGTTCTTCGCTGCTATGGATCTATTTGTAAGATCTTTGGTAATCTCAGCCGCATCCGCGTTACCGAAGACTTTAGGACCGTTAGGGAAGGCCCCAGCAACTTGGCTAGGAGAACCGGTAGCCGTAACACCGTACTGGATCGGCTGAGTTGAAGAGGCAATCTGATGGGGACCATTATCCCCGAATCTCTCCGTTACAATCATCCCGTTCTTATCATAGCTTTGTGTTTTACCAAAAGCTTCCTGAGGCACATCCCCAGCCTTTGGCCACTGATTCTCAATAGCTCTGCCCCATTCCGGAGAACCTACTTGAACACTTTTGACTTGATGAGTATCTGGATCAATAAAATTCTCGGTGCTGTATGACTTCTCCTGTGCAACTTTGGGATCGTAATGGAGTTTATCAACAGCTTCTTGATAAGCGCGTTGCGCTATCATACTTGCATTTGGGTCTTGAGCCGCCTGCGGGTCTCGCATCAGATCTTCCGCTGCCCGTGCCTGCGCTTCGCCAAGCTGCATCCCACCTCGCAAGTACATTGTACGACGAGCTAAGAGCATCTGAGTTATCGGATCAGGCTGCATACCTTGCTGGGGTGGCGATGGTTGAGATTGCTGAGGGGGATTTCCCCCAAGCGCTCTCGATGCTAATTGACCTAGGGCTCCGCCTAAATTCTGTGGTAAAGCCTGCTGGGGGTTCTGCATATTGAACATAGCCCGGGCTTGCTGCTGGTACATATTCATCATCTGAGAGTACATACTAGCTTGAGCAGGAGCAAACTGTGCTGGGTTCACATATCCTGAAGGATCATAGTTCAGGAAACCCGCTTGATTGTTTAGGCGATCCTGAGTAGCCAGAAGGTTACCGAAGTTGCCCATCGGGGGCATATTACTAGGCATCGTAGTTAATCTCTCTGTGTACCGTGGCTTCCGCCAAGATTCTTCTGTGTAGAGGCATTATCCGCCGCTATCTGTTTCTGTAACCCTGTATTAGTGAACGGAGAATTGTTGTAGATATCGGAGAACGGGTTCTGCCCCCCAATTGATTGCCAGTTTACAGCAGCGTTACCGCTCATGTATTGTTGAGTCATATCTTGCAGGGTGCCTTGGACCGTGGCATTATACGTGGAACCCACCTTACTCCAATCACCCATGCTGTTTACCCACGGTTGCACAACTTGACTGTACACCGCTGATGGATTGTTCTTAAGAGACGGGTTCTGCTGAACCGCGCTATTTATCTTCCCAACAAGAGCGTTAGTGAACGACTGTTCTCCCATTCTGCCATATTGCTGATAGATAGGGAGAGAAGAAGATTTCTCATCGAATAACCCTGCAAGAGATAGATATGGGTTCTTTACACTGGCCGCAATGGCTGGGTTATTACCGTTCGATGAAGTAGCGTTGATGATATTCTGAACTCCACTTGTCTCAGGATCAGTCTTGCCCGGACCGAAAGCCGATGATAAAGCACCTACCGCTCCTCCGATTACTGCTCCTAGGGCTGTTCCTATGACAGGGACTACAGACCCTATTGCCGCTCCTGCGGCTGCTCCATTCATCGCGTCGGAACCAGTTGCCCCGGATTGCCAGTTATTGGCGAAATTGTATACCGCGAGTGGGGCTGCTATGTACCCGCCTGCGGCACTGAGGGCCTGGTTGCCGAAATAGTTGCCGGCTAGCTGAGCCGCATTAGCCGCCGCCGATCCGTACCCCTGTACTCCGCCTTGCTGGATACCGTTATAGATACCCATGGCGTTACTGGCAGCTCCTAGTCCTTGTCCAGCACTCCCGGTGTTAACTCCTGCCGAATTAAGGAGCTTATTAGCTCCTCCTGCCGCTTGTAAATACCCACCAGGACTACCTTTACTAATTCCGTTAATAAGGTTTAGAGCCCCTACGCCAGCTCCTACGCCGTTGCTTAGAGACCCTGTGGTTGAAGGCATCTGGAAATTAGGAGCCGATCCAGAAGCGTCCTGTAGAGCCTGGGAAGCGTCTGTGCTCAACCCGGCCAGTTCTGGGTTAAGGTCGGCGGCTTGCCCGCCAGCGCTAGAAAAAGACCCACCAAGGTCGCTCTGGTCATTCCCCCAGTTTATGTTCCCTATATCTGACCCGTTTATGATATCGGAATTGCCGACATCAGACATAGTGGGATCGGTATAGGGGTTCCCCATGTTCTGCAGTGTGAGGTCACCATTAGTATTGGAACTGTTCCCCCCAGTTCCGCCATTGAATAACCCGCTTAGGGAATTACCCAGATTACCTAGTAATCCGCCAGCACCCCCACCCCCGTATTGACCGCCCAGCAGGGCTCCAAGTAGACCCCCACCTTGTTGTCCGTTACCGAACAGTAGACTGTTCAAAAGACCGGACTGGCCTTGATTAGCAATCTGACCCGCCTGAAGGAACGGCATTGAGGCGTTCGTATTGGCTGTGGATTGCTGCTGTCCCAGGTTACCCCCAGTCTGGACCTGATTGGCTACTTGCTGGTTCTGGTTCATGATATTGCTGAACGCAGAATTGGCTTGGCTCTGGTAAAACTGAGGACCAAACTCGGATTGCTGTTCTTGTAGATTGGCGTTCTGACCAGCAGCTCCGAATAGAGCTTGCTGTGCCCCCAGGTTCTGGCCGAACTGAGTAGAAGCCAGATTACCCAAGAGTCCGCCTTGCTGCAGATTTATATTCGATCCAGCCTGACCTAACGCGTTAGCGTTCTGGTATGTTGAGTTCTGCTGGTTCAGGGCGTTACCGAAAGCAGTAGCGTAATCCTGATTCAATACTGAGGCATTAGCCAGTTGCTGGCCTGCCGTCTGGTAGGCTCCGGCGGTGGATGCCAAAGTACCCTTAGAAAACTCGTTATCGAGATTACTCTGAGATGCTTGCTGCAAGAACGGCATCTGGGAGTTAGCCAGAGAGGTGTAATTACTCTGGAGAGCCTGATTGAAGTTCGGGACGTTGTTCAACAGGTTCTGGGAAGCTCCCACAAGAGAGTTACCCGCAGTGTTAACGTTCCCGTACTGAGTAAGATTGGGGGCTTGGCCTACGTTGTTCTGGAAATTGGTCAGGGCTCCGCCTAGAGAGGCAGTAGGATTGTAAGCCGCCCCTCCCATTGCGTTCTGGAGCTGACTAAGGAAGCTGTTCTGTACTCCTTGCTGAGTACCCGACAAAGCTCCTGTAGCCGTATTTCCATTGAAATTAAGGGTAGATCCAGGTAACTGGAGATTGTACGGCATGAACTGACCGTTCTGCCATATCTGATTTGCCGCTTGACCGAGAGAACCGGAACCGCCTATCAAGGAGGAAAGTAGGGAGCCTCCGGTAGGGTTGATATTTATTCCACCGTTAGCCATCTTTATCCCTCGTCAAAGCGTAATACATAGACAATCCCCCTGAAACTATGGCGATTATGGCCGCCACAGCTTGGAGTAAAGGTAGCCATTGAAGACAAAAGGCCATCAAGGCGGCTATAGCAGAACCACTTGCAGCAGTGTGTAGAGAAGTGTGGTCCATATTAATTAGTAGGAGCAGCGGCAGGAGCCGCGAGTGCGTCAGTAGTGGGGGATTTAGCATCTGGAGAAGGTAGCTTAAGGGCGTCACCTCGTGTAACATGGGTTCCGAACCCTTTCATGTACGTAGTAGAGGTTTGTCCTGGAGTGTACCTTCGTATTGAGTTATCCTTTAAGAATCTTATGTAACTGGGGACCTTTAACTGGTTAGCCACTCCTATATCATTAGGAGAAAAGTACTGGCCTAGTTCGTCTTTACCTGGGTGACTGTGCACCACTCCAGCCAGTATAGTACCTTGTGGAAACTGCACCCTCATTCCGAAATTATCGTGATCCGAATTATTAACGGGGGCTGAGAATTGGTATTTACCGTCTGCGCGTCTGAACAGGGCAGCGGATTGCTCTATATCAGCTTGTTTACCGAAATCCTTGGATGCCTCGTGAGCGGCTTCATCCAACGTGTCGAAAACAGGGCCTTGATTAGAAGGAGTGACTATTGGGAAAGGATTAGGCATATTACGTATACCTTATATACAAAACTGAGTTTCCACCTACGGTTGGCTGGACATTAGGTGGATTGTTGTTGACACCTCCCGTGCCCCCCGAGTTACCATTACCGTTAACCCCTGTAATAGCAGCACCCGCAGATCCTCCAGCGGTACTTGTTCCGTTACCACCAGAATTACCCGTAGTATTAACTACGTTACCACCAGAAGCAGTTCCCCCGGCCGATCCTGTTCCTGGGGTGCTACCGGAAGCTGCTCCGCCCCCCACACCTCCGTTCGCGGTCATGGTAGTTATAGAGAACGTACCACTACTCACGGTAGAAGCTGAAGCTGTAGTGCCTGCTGTAGAGGTATTATTGCTTCCAGCAGCACCTCCGGCTACTAAAGTAAAATTCACGGTCTTCCCGTTGGAAGAAGACACACTATAGCTGGACCGGGAGTACCCTCCCGTACCTCCGCCTCCGCCACCAGCCAGCCCAGCTCCACCACCTCCTCCACCACCTCCACCTGCTCCGAACAACTCAAGTACCATTGTGGTGGCACCTGTCGGAATGGTGTCGCTACCAGAAGATGTAAAAGTACGGGTTACTGCAACGAATCTTGTTCCAGTAGCGACCAGTACATTGAGGATTCCGCTCATTATGTCAACCCAGCTCCGCTGATAAGCCACCCGGTGGAGACCAGTTTCATAGCAGTGGCTAGCCCGTTACTGGCTAAAGTTCTCGTTCCTGTGGTAGCGGTACCTGCAAGGGTCATACTGTCTGAGTTAATCGCTATAGAAATATTGCCACCTGACAGATTAGCGAATGTCAACACTGTACCGACCGGGTACGCAACTGAAGCATTGGCAGGGATGGTTAGAGTTGTTCCAGAAGTCAACTCTGCAATTACTTTCCCTCGATCAGACAGTACGCAGGTATAACTGATACTCTGTGAATTTTCTGGTACATCTTTGTACCCCAACTCAAATAGATTGGTACCATCATTACCAGATACAACTCCATCTCCGCGTACCTGAAAATAGGTCGTCGTCGTGGCTGCATTGTTGATTTTAAAAGAATAGTCAGAAGAGTTTGTACCTGCTTGGATTATTGCTCCGAATGACTGACTTGCAGTGTTCGGGGCGTTGACTACCAAACCATTGGCGTTTGCGACTGGGGTAATCGTAAGGGCATTTCCGCTTGCAGGCGCGTTGACCGTTACATTTCCAGTCGAGTTTATCGTAAGGCGTTGAGCTGAGTTAGTGGATAAGTTTACTCCTGCGGCCCCAGCAGTACCTATTACGAGTGGATCTGTGGATTGTGTAAATATATTCCACTGACTGGCGGTCAGTCCTACGTTCCACCCTATGCCTAATCCGGCAGCCGCACCTGTGGAATTAATCAGGACAGAGTCGCTTGCGTTCAGACCACTGACGGTTAGAGCAACCCCGCTTGTAGGTGCAGATAAAGTCAAATTACCAGAAGCAGCCCAGGTAGCATAAGCAGTATTGCCGATTTGTATCTGTAAGGCACGGGCTACTGTACCGGAAGAATTAATGAAATTAGCTGTTCCATAATTATAGCCCAGACTCAATTGATACGCGGAATCCGTGCTCTGCGATATGAACGCGTTATTGATTCCAGAAGTAGTCCCTTGAGCAATAATAGCTGTTCCACTGGTAGGAGCCCCAACTACTATCTTACCCGCAAATGTAGTAGTGATAGTTGCCCCAGAGAAAGTATTGGTACCCGTGAAACTATTGTTGCCTGCTATAGTATTGTTTTGAGACAAAGATACCGCGTCCAAACTGGCAGTATGGATAGCCCCGAACTCTCCGTCAAGATAAGCTCCGAAGATAACCTTCTGAGGATTACCAGAAGCTAGAGAGTCTCGGAAGGTGTATGTAAGTACTTGATTATAGACTGCCATTATATGATTCTTCCTACCTTAGCGTACATTTCCAGCAACTGGATATAGAACTGATCATTGGAGACAAAGAAATCAACCCCCAATTTTATATATTGACCCTTGCCTGTGGTAGGGAAAGCCAGATTTAGCCCGGATAGATTTCCGCCAAAATTGTCTATGCCAAATTGGGCTATCCCGAATTGAGATGGTATATTGGTACTGAATGGAATTTGGTAGTTCGCCCATTCACTGGTAAAATCCCACGTCCATCTGAAGTTAGCTGTACCACTTCCCGTGGTAGAGAACACGCATGCCATTCGTTTGAGCATCTTGAGGCGGGTATTCAGTTCCTCCCCGAAATCCAACCATCCAGAACTATAGGAAGCTGTGTACCCACTTCCATTATCATTGGATATATTGAGAACATCCCCATACTGGTAGAGTTGCCCGTTTAACCCTGCATACGTAGTCTCGTTATCCTGCAGAGTCCAGAGAGCTGTTGGAAAGAAATTATTCCATTGAGTTACTCTCCAGGTGCCATCCGGAAGTACTAGTCGAGTATCGAATACAAAAATAGTCTGAGATGTCGGGAAACAAAGCAAATAGAATCCAGATACAGCATCATAAGTGGATTTTATATTGTTCTTGGGTTCAGAAATGGCTATGCTCATCAGATTATCCCTTACGTTAAGGGATATGTTCCTGGTGGCATTAGATCTCTCAATGATCACTCTTTTAAGTGATTGAAGACCTGTGTAGGACAGGAATACCAGATCCTCTCCACTGATGTTCTTCACACTGTCTCTGGCTACGCACCCTATACCAGGTATAAGATCCACTACGAACATGGTATTAGGGTCCATGCCCAATACCGAATTATTATTAGCCCCCCATATGACTATGTTGTTGCTCCCGAAGACTATGAGGAGGTTGTTGAACGCAGCCAAGGCCACGATAGCATCGTTACCTGTGCCCCATACAGAGGTCAGGTTAAAGGAACCGGCTCCCGTTACAGACCAGTTGGTGGCGTCCAGTAGCTGTGAATATTTAAGAAGTTGTCCTGTGGAATCAGTTCCCCAAAGTCTTCCAAAAGCAGATAGAATTTCGTTTCCATTGGGCACTGATCCAGAAGCAGCCGTAGTAGCTGCAAAGTTTCCAGTACCGTTCCATTGAATGAGGGGGTGTCCTGTCTGTAGCCCATAGACGAGCCCGTTAAAGTTGACGAATTTCCAATTATCAGCCGAAGGGGTTAAAGCACCTGTAATATCCGTCAGAGTAGTAGTGCCTGAGTAGATATGGTTTCCACCGGCAGACACTATCTGATTAGATCCGGAAGTAGGTACGTACTGAAAAATTGATCGTATAGCAGGGCTACCGGACATAGGGGTAGCATTAAGAGGAGCCCCCCACCCGAATCGGGTAGTAAGAATACCCTGGTTATTGAAGATCATGTTATCGGCTTGGGTAGCCCATTCCGTGGGCAACAAAGATCCCTGGGATTGCAAATTTAACCCGTATTTCCCCGTGGCTACCTTGGATATAGGCAGTAACGGAGCGTTGCCGTAATTAGTCTGACTAGGCACTAGTAGGAACCACCATACGGAATATTGATATGCAGATTCCCCTTGGTAGTCTGTTGATCCAGCTCAATAGCGTTACTCATCGTATCTTCGACCTTCTTAGCAGTCAGGCTCAGAGATTCTCCTAACTCCTCACCACGCTCGAACAGGGCATACAGATAAGCTTTTTGGACCACAGGCCAATATGGTATAATCAAAGTATCGCTATCGTTAACCAGATCTGTCTGCGGGTTAACCACATAGCATCGATAAGTAAGACTATTAGATACTGCGATCTGATTAGGGGGATAGTAAATATTGATTGTCTTGTTCCAAAGACCGGCAGTACTGTTTATGGTACTGGGAACTACCTGCCAAGCCACGGGAATGTTCTGGGCTGTAGCTCCTTGATTAATGGAAACCTGATAAGGAATGAAATTGTCCAGAGCAGGCTGCCATTTCAGTTGATTCTCGAAATTCTTGGTGGTGCAGAACAGTAGAGGAACGTTCTCCTCATCGTCAATCCATAGACGAGTCCTGTCACCCAGAGTCCTACCGGAGTTTGTAGTAGCCCCGGTAGTCTCATATTGGTACACACCTAAGCTCGTGACTGTGAACGTGAAATAGTCCAGCAATCCCGACCACTGCCATGAATCCTCTACTTCTCTTTTAGCATCATTAATGAGTGCTCCTATGAGGGTGGAATACGCGGTGGCCGTATTAGTGACCACCGGTGTTTCTCTCAGACGTACGAGAACGTCATTGATTAGCTGAAGAAAAGTACGAGCCATGGTTATCGCTTAGGTAGCAGGAACGATAACGCTGATACCTCGGTCCAGAGTGGTGTTGTTCTCCGTGCGAACCACGGCGGCGCCGAAGGCCACATCCGCCACAATCGCATCCGAAAGATATTCCACCTTGTACTGAGCCTGCACACGGGGCTTGATCTGAGTAACCAGAATCAAGGCACTCATGTGAGCGTACACGATCTGCCTGTACGAAGTCGCGTTGTCTGCAGCAGTGAACGTGGAGCAGTTGCTCGAAACGTAGACGGGGGTACCGTACAGGTTACCTACGTAGCCGTTCCGAATACCGCCCTCAGGCCCCTCACCGACAAACGCTTGCTCGGTAAACCGGGGGATACCCAAGAGCTTCCTCTTGGTCACCGGAGGCACGAGCCAGTATCGGTTATCACCAGGAACGTCCAGATCGTCGAGAGTCTGCATATCCCGTCGGATACCATCGTCAGTCAGATCTGTACCGTTACCGGTATTGGTATTAGCAGTGGGACTCCACAGAGTAGAACCGTCACCACCAACCACAGAGCCTGAGCCAGTAGCCGGCTTGGTGTTGTTGCTAGCACCGTAGATCACGGGACCAGCACCCTGTAGAGTAGAAGCCACCTGATCGTTAAGGAAACTGTCAACAGCTAGGGCCAACGAGTAGCTCATGTCATTGACGATGAACTTTCGCAAGCTCGGAAGAGACTGCTTCTCAACGAGATCGGGGATCTGCTTACCATGCACCCACCACTGATTGATAGCAATCTGCATCTCATTAGTGACAGGGGCGGTGAAGTTAACAGCCTGACCAGGTGTAGAGAAATACTGAGCCGCAGTACCACGGGTAGCTGTCGGAATGTGGACTACCTCACCATACTTTCCAGTATGATCGAGATTATCAACAAGATTCGCCAGCACGAGGTTCTTTTTGTATCGTACCGCCAGTTCGTCCGCCCAAAGTTGGGGGAGGAAGTAACTGACATTGTTAAAGGTTAATTGACCTTGACCAAGTGCCATAGGGTTTCCTTAGAGTCGGACGGATCTAGATAGCCTCAGCTATAAAGAGCATCCTTTTTGTTAGTGAGTATTACCGGACCCTGTTCTCGGCATACGCCATTTGGTATTCTTTCTGAAATTCGGGATCGTTCCACCGGGCTTCTGCAGATTGATCACCACTGAGGGCTCGCATCTGGAGTTCGGCAAGCTTGGCACGACTGTAAATAGGCTTACTTTGTGAACTAGCCTCGTTAGGGGCTACATAAGCAGCGTTCTTTACGGTAGTGGCGGCCTGGATCTTCTGTTCGCGAGTGCTCTTGGCGGTGCTTACAGCAGCCTTATGTTCATCCCACATTTCCCAAAGAGCTTCACCAGCATCGAAATCATAATTGTGTACACCAACCAGGAGCTTAGACCGGGTCTTTGACCCGAGCACCCAGTTCTGGAATTCAGGATCCTGTACATCCTTCTGGAATTCCGGGTGTTTCTGCTCGAAGTTGGCTTGAGCAGTCTTGGTTTCAATGCTCTGCAACCGTTGTTCCAGATTGTTCACGGCTGGAGCTACAGTCTGGGCGATAGCCTTTGTAGGGTCGTCCAAAAGAGTTTGAGCTGTTAAAGGCTCGTTTTTACGTGTTTCGGGCGTGACGGAATTGGTACGGGAAACAGCTTGTTCTAAAGCCCGGGATTGCGTATCGACTACTTTACGAAGCTGGCCTAGCTCGTTACCTTGTCGATGTAGAACCTTCTCCAGGTTCACGTGCATCCCGATGAGATCTTCTACGGATTTACCTTCGTACTTCTTCGGGACAGTTTGTTCTATTGCTAGATTGTCCGGATTGGTACTATCCTGAACTACATCCTTGTACTCTAAATCAAAATCATTACCCGCATTCGCGGTCAAATTAGTAACAGTCATTAACGTTCTCCATCACTACTTGGGAATAGTAGCGTTTCTAGGTTATTACGTACTGGGGCGAATCTAATTCGGCGATTTCAGATGGCCGTTTAGTACTCTTTAAGGTTTGGCTGCCCGTCAGCTCTACCACCTTTGTCAGTACGGTTCTTTTCCCACTGCATCTTGGTCCACTTTCCGGCCGACGTAGGGAAGTCGTACGAAACTCCCATATGTCTCCAGTCCAAGCGGGGTGCAGAAATCTGTCTTTCCGCTTGCTCTTTAAAGCAATGCGGACATTTAGTCGTTTGTTCGAAGGAATGCACCATGCGTTCAAATATAAGACCGCAATCGGGGCACTTGAAATCGTAGAGAATTAGCTTAGCCATTAGCAGCTTCCTCTGCCATGTGCTGTTTAGCAGCATCCATGGTATTCTCTAGATTGATAATGTAGTCATAAATCTGGTATCTTCCCTGAGCACGATATAGCTCTATCTCCCCAGCATTAGAATTAAGCAAATGAGTTGCCATTTCTATCTTACGTTGGGTAAAATCAGCCACCAAGTCTTTCCACCCTTCCTGGGCAAATAGCTGATCGTAGACATTGAACATTTCTTGTGGGTTCATCATTCACCTTGTGATGGTTGTTCCATTTGGGCCATCTGGGATTCATGTTCTCTATCAGCGTCAGCTTGAGATCTTTCGTGGCGTCTGGAAAGCATGCCTACTGAGTGCTCGTGTAGCCTATCTCTCTGAGCCTCTGTAGACTCGTGCTTACGTTGAGCAGCCCCCTCACTGGTCTTAGTTTTCCCTGCTATTTGAGCCTGAGCAATAGAAGCTTGAGCTTGATACTTGGACTTAGTGACATCAGCTTGATTCTTCTCCCGTGCCAATCGAGCTTCTTGGGACATCTTGTCCTGTTCCAGAGTGTGTCTGGAGGCCAGGTCAAGGACACCATGGACATGATCCCGGTGGTGCTGCACTTCGCTGTGCATCCGATCATAGTGCTGAGCTTGCTGCTTGCCGCCTTCTTGTTTAGCCTTCAACATCATCTCCATCATCTGCAGTTGAGTCTGGGCAGGAGTGTTCTGAGCCTTAGCCGACAATTCCTGAGCCTTAGCCTGATTGACAGGCAGTTCTGACTGTAATTTCTTGACTTCCGCTTCCAGCTTGGCTACTTCAGCCATAGCTCCCTTCACCTGCAGTTGCTGAGTCATCTGCTGAATCTGCTGTTGCTGCGGATTAGGCTGCAACATCTGATCGATGGCTTGCAGAAGCTGAGTACGGCTTGGACCTGAATAGTTCTCTACGATAGCCTTCAAAACCACGAAGAAAGCCGGGGATTGCGGTGGAATAATGGCCAGTAGATTTGTCATCTGAGTCTGTTCGAACTCCCGAGCCATGATGGACATCGAGGAGTTCACAGAGAAATCGATCAGGTGGGGGTATCGTTCCGGGTCCAGCGTCTGGTAAGCTAAGTACGTCTTCTTGACCAAGGGATCTAGGAAATCCTCATCGATGGTCTGCATCGTGAGCTTAGCTCGTTTGATAGAGGCTCCCATCGACATGGAAGCTCCGCTGGCAGTTCCTCCCTGACCATAAGACGGACCATCCGAATCGAATGTACCCGTTGCCAGTTGAATCATTTGCATGAGATCCTGAGAATGCTGGAACCATGCCGGGTTGATCTGTCCGAATTGAATGGGTCGTATGATCTCTTCAGGATCACCGTTAGTTAAAAAGCTTTTTCCAGGCTTGATCTGTAGATTGAGATTTCTAGGCAATCTTGTCGCATCAAATCCAACAATGGGATATGTGAGCAAGGCCATAGCATCAATTCTAGCGCGGATCTCAGCATCGAGAGCAATTTGAGCATTATAAGCCTTCTCCACTACACCACGACCCCAAAACCGGTTAGGTACGCGATCGTGTTGATAAGCAATGAAACCACGGTCTCCACCTGGGAACGGATTTGCAACAGCTTTGAGGCAGGCATTACCGTTGGCGATAACGACAATAGCCTCCACCATATCTTCAGGAAGCTGTTTCTTATCACCATCCTGAAGGGCATACTCACTTAGGGGATTGTGGTTTTGTTCATCAGCATTAGCCGCTCTCTCCAGGTACTTTGCGGGTATTTTTCCATGATACTCTGTAAGATAGGTTCCATCGAGGATATTAACCTCAAGGTTTTCTCCCTTGGGGCCTCTGGCAATAATTCCAGTAGCATATCCACTTGCTGATCCGATAGGGACATTGTAGTACTCCCCGTTCTTCTGTTTAGCCTCAATCTCAGCTATAGGACGTATAGTTTCGTGAGCTACGCCCAGCGCGTCATCGATTGTAAGAGCGGCGGTGTCAATAACGAAATTGTAAGGGGGTATAGCTTGCCACCAAACGCAAACAGTTGGTAAAGACGATTCTTGAGTGTTGCCATACGGATCGAGAGTATAAGTAGCAAGAGATCTTTGATCGACGATTCTTTTAGCGATACCGGTTCCATAAATAGCTCCATTAAGAAATGTTTCCATGACCCCGTGCTGAATCTTATCTCGTTCCATGTCTATAAGAAGATTATCTCGGGCTTGTTCAGCTAAAGCCTTCTTCTTAGGATCTCCCTCGTCTCTTATATCAAACCACGTTCCTCGTCCGAAAGTGGCCTCAACCATTTCAGATACCGTTGCGTCCACACACTGCTGAGTGATGGGGGTAATGATTTTGGATCGTTCGGATTCCCGAATCTTGAGCTGCGTAGTCCATTGTCCTCGCCACAAGGCAAAGTAGGCATCCCACAAGTCAAAGTAATTGGAATCCCTCGTCGTTCGCCACCGTACGACCCTGGACATGACCCATGATATAAGTTCACCGAAAGATCTCCTTCCATCAATAGTTTCTGAGGATACATTTTGCGGATCTGTAGTGACATCAGAGACAATAGTCATTTAGATACCTGCGTAACTATCGAGTATTTGAAAGTCATCTATGGTTCCGATATCGTAGTGATAAGACACATCTGCTAGCTGATCTATGTAAGCGAGCGCATCAAGAAGATCATCGTGGGATAGGGGAGACGGGAAATCGTTAGCTTGCTCAACAAGCTTACGCTGCCATAGATTGTCAGCTCTTTCCTGTTTGTTAAGGAAGATTCGACCTTTTTCAAGTCGTCCTTCCAACCCCCATCGGATTCTGTCTTCTTTTCCACCAACTTTCTTACTCCCGGGCTCAAGATCCCACACAGGAAAGAATCGGCAATATTGACGCTGCATATCCTCTATATAGGGCATAATAGCGTTCCTGAGAGATCCTTTCTCGATACCCAGCTTCATAGGGCGAATGTCTTGATAAGCCTTCATAAGTCTCAGGGCTGTTTCTCGGGTGTCCCACTTTCCTGAGATGATTTCTCTGACCCACCATCCGTAGGTTCCGACTTTGACGATAGCAATGGCGTGATCGTCTCTGACAGAGATGGCCCCCTTTTTGATATTGCCTTCAGTAGTAAATCCTGCGAGATCCACTGCAATATAGTAATCACCATCTTCCGGCTCATCGCAGTATCTCCAACACTCTTCCCGGAGGATAATACCCCCTCCAGAGTTGAAACTAGCTCCAAATTCTTGTCTAGCCGCAGCAACTGACATATTCGAGCTGGTGATAGCTTGCGCGATTTCGTCCGGGTTAAGTACTGGATTTTTGAGGGATTCGAATTGCCAAGCTCTCCAAACTGGTCCGTGGCAGTTAGCATAGTTCCAGAGGTCGTAGAAATGATTTTTTCCATCAGGAGTTCCTATGAAAAGAGCCTCGCCTTCGACATCAGCCAGAGCAGGGCGTATAATCATAGACCACACGTCTGGTTTCATGAACGCGTACTCATCCAGTACAACGTAGCTAAGACCAATACCGCGAAGAGTGTCGGGACGGTCAGCCCCTCTAATAGAGATTCTACGACCGTTAACAAGAGTAGCAGTGCCGACGTTTTCCACAGTCGACTCAATGATGCCTCCGTCTTTAACATACTTGGCCATATCCTTGAGCTTGGGCCACATGATCTTCTTGCCTTGCTCAAAGGTGGGTGCTATATAATAGACTTCCTTGTCCTGTATGTTGTATCCTGCCTTATTCTCTTCTTCGAGAGCCTTGATAATCAGATTCACCGCAGCCAGATGTGATTTACCGAAGCGACGACCGGCCGCGACTACTTTGAATCGAGCCGGGTCTTCGAATATATCAAGCTGACTGGGGTGTAGATCAAATCTCATTATGTGGAGCCCGCTGCTGGGAATCGAACCCGCTACCTGGTCGCCTACAATGCGTCCGCTCTACCACTGAGCTAAACGGGCTACTATTAACCTGAAGTTCCACCAGCAGTATTGGGCTGGGTGAACCTCTGATTAAGACGACCCATGACAACACCATAAGTAGTACTAGCCGGAGGAGTAATAGTACCAGCAGAGTTATTGGTAATCAGTAAAACCACAGTATTAGCAGCCGATACGAAACCGTTCATATCCACCGCACCCGGGTACACACTAGACCACACTGCAATAGGTACCCAAGGTTGCGTAGCCGAAACTCCTACACCCGGCACTGTGATAGTAACAGTAGCCTGAGTTCCAGCGGTAATAGCTCCTGCGGAAGCTACAGCCCAGCCGTAAGCTACTCGATCATACACATCGTTGAATTGGCGCTCAATAGCGCCTGGATTGAAGCCCATTAGTATCCACTCCCATCTCTAGAATTACCCCGGCCTCGATACTCAGTACCGCCCATGGAATCTAATCCCTTTGGGCCTGACTGGGTCTCGGCAAAGTGCACCGTAGCATCTACGTTGGACATACCCACCTGACCTGGGGTGTTATCAAAAGAACCCCCGGTGCATTGGCGTTCGTGAACGCTATGCCCCTTAATGTGATTACCTGCAGGACCCGCGTGAGCGACTGTGGAGCCGCCTCCGATACTAGACCTAACTGGGGAATCAGAATAACCTGAATCTCTCTCTTCTTTAGCCATTTAATTAACCTCAACGCTCTCGGCGTTAATCGGGATCGATTCGTCTGCCCTTTCCGGGAGACGTCCGATCTGAATTACAATCTTCTCTTTATCGTTAGCTTCATCATCAGAAGCTTTGGTAGTGGGTACTGTCTTATCAATCAGTAGCTTGATCATAGCCGGATCTCCGTCATTGGCCATCTGAATAGCCTTTGCCAGAATGCCGGCCATATGCGGACCTAATTGAGTCCTAAGCTCCCCCTCAAGGGCAAGCTTCATCAAGGTAACCTTGTTCTTAGTACCTTTTGGACGGCCAGCCGGATTACCCGACTGACCTGGTTTCCAAAGCTTCCTACGATCTTGCTTAACGAGTTCCATATTATTTACGGCAGCAACTCCACAACAAAAGCCTCAAGAGTCAGGGTATCAGTCGCAACCGCAAGGTTGAGAGTGGCCGAGATAGTGAGATCCGTAGTCGTATCGTTAGTGGCCCGGGTAAGAGTCTCAGTACCATCAGTATCGTTAGTCACAACGATCTGGTCCTTGAAGGTGCCCTGATTCGACAGAAACGCATCCTGGCGCTGACCAGTGGAGGTGGTAGCCGAGAAGGTGGACACAGTTGTAGCACCGAAGATCAGGCTCGCGACCTTTGCACCGGCCGAACTGTTAGTAGACGTGATGGCCTGGTACCGCAAAGAACTCTGAGGACCTAGCGTGTTCTGGGGTAGGGCAATGTTCGGACCGGTCACAGCACCTGTAGTACCAGTGAAGGCACCAGGACCCGTGGACACAAACGGAACAAGGGTACCGCCGATATTACCTGGCAGAGCTGCAGCCGCTGGAAGGGGAGGAACACCAGCAGAATAGCTGTTCTGGTAGACCACACCTACAGTAGTGGACGAGAAGATAGTGAAGTACCAACCAGCAGGGCTACCAGTCTGGATAGCGCCGGCAGGCAGATAGAGATATGCCGCTGGATATGCCTTGTTAAGGGCAGTACCGAGAGTCACCGCCCCGTTGTTACCCATAGTGCCAGTGTTGGCAACTACGAACGGGATAGTGGAACGGATAATCTCTGAAACGAACGGGGAAGCGCCTGGGTAGGCGTAATTAGGATATGCCATTAGTAATTACCTCTTAGCATGAGTGGGTTGATTAGTTGATTACGGAAGCGCCGATAGTGGCAGTAGCCGGGCCTGTGGCCACGACTGCTTGAACTCTCCATGTCCTGGGTAGAACCACGGCGAAAGATCCTACTGTATTAGTGGCAGTAATAGGGGTAATACCGGGATATGCCACAAGGTTATTGAATCCGGTCGCTGCAATGGCTGCGCTGGATGCAATGGTGTAATATTGACCTGAGACGATGTCCTTACCTTGAATATTGACAGTAACAGAGCCCGCTGTCAGGACAGTGATGTTAGTTCCAATAACTACTCCCTTACCGTTCACGTTAATCTGGTCAGCACTGTTGACGGTACCAGATCCCTGAGCTGTCAAGGTAATCAGAGCGGTATTGGAATCTGTATTGGATTTCTGGAGTTCGTTAGTGAACCCATTGAACAGGTTATTGGAAGATCCGGTATGAGAAGTATCTCCGAGAGATACAGCGTTAACCTGAATGGTAGCTCCAGGAGTGCCGTTAGACACGGCCTGGAACAGGATGGGGAGGTTATTGCTGTTAGGACCGTTGGCTCCCGTCTGGTACTGGGCTACAACGTTATCCTTGTCATCGATACACCAGTAAGCAATATCTCCTCGGAAGTAGATGAAATACTTATGGGCATTAGCATCCGTAGGCTGAGGAGCAAGCGTTCCCGGAGGGTTATTCGGAAGAGCTACGGATAGATCCTGAATCAGGACTCGGGTGCCGGTCTGGTAGACAACGGCCTGGAGCTTACCAGCGAGTGTGACTTCAAACCCAATGAACTCGGTAATCGGGGAGGCAATAGTTGGAGTAGTAGGAGAAGTGCCTAGACCAAAATTCAGAAGGGCAGTAGTCTGGGGAGGGGACTGGATATTGACTCGGGCGTTGAACAGTAAGAATCCCGGCTCACTAGGCTGGAATATGCCCTGTCCAGTAGCCAGGGCACTGGTAAGCTTGGCAAAACTGTTAGCTACTGTACCACTGGTAAGGACTACCTGGCCTAGAGAGGGGGTTACGCTGGAACCGGTACCTCCGGTAGTAGAGGCCCATCGATTAATTGTATCGAGAGCGGCTGTACTGAAAGTATCCAGAAACAACTGGGAGGCTGGATTTTCTACTCTTACCTCACCAAGAGGTGATACAGTGCTCAGATTCTGGGGAGCAGTAACGGAGACGGCGGGGCCTAGGATACCTACCTTGAGTAAGGCTTGATTCAGTGAACTAACGGACATCATCGACTCCTGGGGACTGGTGATTTAGTCCACTGTTTACTGGTGGGGTGTCGGGTTGCATCTCCCGGAATTCTAGTAGCTCCTTGCTCAGAGCCTCCGGGGATAGGATTGGGGGAGTACTGGAACTGGCCGCCAGCCTGTATTCCGTCCGCTTCGGATTGCGGAGCAGGGCTAGGAAGTACCAGTTTTGGCGGGGAAACGGGTCTTGGAGACTGTTCATCACTCATAGATTGGGTTCTAGATAAGCTTCGTCGTGTCGGCGGGTCTCGAACGGAGAGTTTGCTCCGTGGATCTGGTAGTCGTCCGCACTGACTTGAGAATTATTAGTCGCAGATATGTCCCCACCATCAGGGATAAGAGAACGCATATCGACAGGGTCACGGGCAGGATAATCTTCGTTACCCCAGTAAGGAGGACTAGGGTCAATCCCCATCGGGATCTACCTCATGTCCCGGTAACCTTGTCGGAGCGTCTCCACTGGACTCCGCATCGATAGCCCTGTCTTCATCCTTTCCTTGAGTAGGCTGACGAACGGATCTAGGAGCTACGTATTTAGCAATGGCTCCTACAGCATCTTTGATAGCTCCGGATAGACCTGGGGAGCCTGGGCTGGATTGGCCTCTTGGAAGGGTATCACCTGGCATTAGAGATTCCTTGAGGTAGTACCCATTCTAGTGCCAATAGAGCCTCTAGGAACGGCGTTAGAGTGATCAGGCTTGTTACCTACCTTACCGAAAGCGATACCCGCTCCGTGGACCCTGGATGCTTCCATATGGTTCATTCCCATAGACCCTTCAACATGAGTCTCAAGACCCCTCATTGGGGTAGAGTTCTGGTACGGGTTCTTGGTCATCGGACCCGGAGTTGCTACTGCATCGGTATCAATAATCTGCTTTTTCATTTCAATCCTTCTCTAAATTCTTTCCAGACTTGCTCGGGAGTAACCTTAGTACCATCTTCGTTCCAGAGGTATCCGCCTTCTGCGAGTCTAGCTCGGGCTGCAGCGGACCAAAGGGAAGGAATGAACTTAACCTCTTCCACGAGGTTTGCCTTTGTGGGTCTTGGTAATCCCGGCTTTGTCATCAGCCTTAGCAAAGTCTTTACCCACAGACTGGGGGACTCCTGCTTTCTTAGCGAATTCAGGGCTATGAGCAATCGCCTCCATAAAGCGATGTTGTTTAGCGGATTTACTAGGCATTACTAAACCACAACCAGATTCGTCGGAGCCATCGGGGTAGCGACAAGGAGAAACGTCACGTCGCCAGTAAACTGGGACGCTCCTGCACTATCCAGTGCGGCTAGTTTAACCGTGTGGGTACCGGCCTTGAGGGCCTGATAAGCAGGCAGAGTGGACATATCAAAGGTAGTGGCCCAAGTCACTCCGGGAAGCGTGATCGGAGCACCGTCATCAAAAGAGATCTCATAACCCGTGTTCTCGGATTGAGTATATGGATTACCTTGGGTATCCTGGGTAGGATTAGTCCAGTTAATAATATGCGGATTAGCCATTGGCTATCTCCTCGGGAGTAGGGGGAGGAAACCCTAGCCTCTTGTACACTCTGGTGAGTACTTTGATGAAGCTAGGGGAGTGTTCCAGTTTAGATCGATCTTTAAGTACCAGGTGAGTATAGGCATGAGCCATCTCGTGAACAAGTACTTGGAGGGAGTCTTCTATCGATACCCAAGAACCTATTACTATACCTACAGGCTCTTTGCCTTTGTAGAAGTAATACCCAGCAAAATTCTCAGATATCTTTTTCCTAATTACTGGGATATCAGGTAATCTGGACTTGAACAAAAGAACGTTCAAGGTCCTGTAGAGTAGATCGAGATATTTACTTCTCATGCACAGGACCCCGAAAAACGCGGCCAGTTAAATCGTCCCGAAGAGGGTATCGAAGGTACCCTATCGGGATTAGAATATTCTAGTATTCTTATCGTAAATAGGCTCGGGCTTGTAATCCAATCCCTTCGCCTCTCTATTATTTTCCCACTTCCTTCGGTCGTGGAATAATCTCGCTTTCAGCGAGAATAGAGATTTCTTTATATCAGGATATAGTCTATCGGGCGTCTCTTCAAGACGCCGATATCCAAATCTTCTTAACAATATCTCTTCTGTTAAAGCATTAGTCAGAAAGGATCTTATATAAAAAGCTTTCTTATAAGATATCTTCTTTTCTTTATTTTCTATCAGATCCGGCCCTTTGGGGGCCGTCTTATCTACTTCTTTATTCATATTTCTTAATTTACTCCTATAGTATCGTCAGATTTTTAAGAGAAAGTCAAGAGTTTTTATTTAGCTTCCTCTATTTTATTATTCTAGGTAGGTATTTTAACATAGAACTCTCCTTATAGTCAAGTAATATCTATCCTAATTCTGATTAAAATCTGTATAAGACAGAATATCCCCTTTCTCCCAAAGCCCCGCTCAAACGCTCCGTAAGGGGATTACAGGGGATAGGAGCGTACATCTAGATACAGCAGCTATGGAGGTACAGACCCCCTATTTCCCTCCCTATATGCAGCCCTAGAGGCTCATTTCTCTTTTACCCTCCCGGATAGGGAATGTGTTATCACCATCCCCAAAGCTATCTCTTTAGAGGGGTGGGTGGCCCGCGGAACGCGCGGCGAGGCGACGAGCTGAGCCAGATGTCGGTTCGATATTATGTTAAATCAAGTTATGGCAAGTTGATGGCTAAGAATTATGTAATGTGTATGATGTAAGCCATG